ATAACTGGTTTCCCAATACCATAATGGAAATACAATTCACTAAAAGGAGTTGCTTTGTTAAACTTAGAAGGAACAATACGAACTGTTTGTTTCCCTACTGATGGTTTCCAGAACAATGATTTACCATTGTTGTTGTTGTTAGAGGTGGGTTTTTGCAGAGCCTCTAAACGCTGCTTGATTACGTCTAAATCCATGTTTATAACTTTTTATTAATAACTGTAATATACGAAACGTTTTGGACTAATCCAAATTATAGTTCAATAATTTTGTGAATTTTGGTTTTTAGTTCTTTAAGCTCATTTTGTTGAGTTAAAAGGATTGTATTACGATAGTGTTGCCAATTTACTCTATAACGAGAATCTACTATACCTCCATTTAAACCCTTAATTAATTCGTTTAGGGCATTAATGGTGTAAAGTGTGTTACTATCTTTTTTACGATGAACTAAAATTGTATTCTCTGGGATAGAGGATACATTGCCCTGATCAACATTGTATGTAACAACGTATTCATCATTGCTTTTTATATGTAGTACAAACATTTTGTTGTACATAATTGTATATTGGGATTGTAAATCCTCTACTAATCTATCAAGATTCTCAAGACTAGTAAAGGTACAAAATAACTTATTATTCAAATCAATTGTATTTTGGGGTGAATGTGTGTCTAACCCATAAATATAATCGTATCTAGGTAAAATCGTAGTTGATTCCATTTTTTTCTTTTAGTTGTAACTTTAATTTATAAAAAACCTGCTTAATCTGTTCTAACACCTCTAATTCACTATTATCTACATCAAGTAAAAATGAATCATACGTGTAAAGAACCAATTTGGTATTCCTACCTTTCAATAACTTGAATATACGAAATAATACTTCAACATTCAAGCTCGTTTCCATATTTTGTAAAATATAGTTAAATAATTTTTGAGGATTCATGTTCTCTAAAACATCACGTTTGTATTCGTAATTAGAGATAGGGCAAGTGATAACGCCTTCTGTTTGAAAAGTTTCCCAGGTCGTACGTATATACTCACTTGTAGCTTTAAAAAACGGAAGATCTTTATATTGATCAAATACTCCTCCGTATAATTGTTTAAACGTTAATTCTTTAGCCTTGTTGTAATCAACACCATACATGCTTGCAAAAGCCTTATGTATATCATTATCACCAAAATCATAGTCGACAAGCATCCCACTAAGAGTAGGATGATAGGCGCTAATATCATATTCCACAAACATATCATTACGAGGAATAAAGCTTTTCCTACAACCGTTTTCTTTGTTGAGAGCCGCATAGTTGATACCATCATACTTGTTGGAAGGCCTTGTAGTAAGGGTATTAAGATTGTAAGAAGTAAATACAAACTCGTCCTGCGAATCCCTCTGGAAGTGTTTTTTGAACTCATTTTTATCTATTTTTATACCATTTCGCTCAATTGCGTTGAATACTAATGTAGCTTTGTCATTATAAAACGGGTTTACCACGGTATTAATGCGGTGCTCTAAATCGTCATATACTTGCTCGCAAACTTCATAGTGTTTAGTAATTGGCACTAATTGATTTACCGTTTTTAGATCCGGAAATCTCCTATATAATGTAGTATGGGCTGTTGTTTGAGGAGGTATATACGGAGGAGATCCTAATGTTATATCTACAAGCTGTTTTAAAATTGTGTAGTGTAGGAATTCTTTCTTATCTCTTACATATATCTTCTCTAACCCTTTTAAATACAAATAAACCTCATCCTCAAATAAATTTTCACATTCAGGGTGGGAAACAGGTAGAATATACCCCTTATGACCTTGAATAGGTCTTACATAAAAGGCAATAACAGAGTTTTGTGTTGGGTGTTGGTAAGGATTATTTGAAATAATCTCTACAAACGCTTCTTTAAAACCACTATTTTGTAACCTTTCAAATTGTTCTTTATTTTCTATTAACCAAAACATTTATTTAAATATACGAAACCTTTTTTTAATTATCAACCCTGATAGAACCTGAGGTAATCATGGTTTAAGAATTCTCCTAATCCTTCTACTTTAGAGCGACTTTCAACAAGTTTAACTTGTTTAAAATTCATCGTTCTAACCTGTTCTTTTTCTCCTGAAATAATCCAGGGTAAAAGGATTTGTTGGTATAATCTTTCCCTTGATGAGGCAATAAAATTATCAACGTTTACTTCTGTATATAGATTTTCGTTTGATTTTTTGATTATGTACCTTTGAAATTCTCCATTAGCTATGTTGTTTGGAGTTAAAATAGGAGAGTAGGGGTTTGGAGAATATAATTTTGAGCCTCTAGTTACTCCTTTTTCAATACTATAGAGAGCATTAGAAGGGTAAAATCTAGGATCTTCATTTTCCCATTCACCACCTTCATCAAAATCTTGAGTTGGAGGTCGTTTTAGGGTTCGACTTGGAATTGGTATTAATTCCAAATTAGGACCATCATTAAGGGTTTTACCTGTGTAAGATCTACCATCTGAGGTATTAAAGTAAGGACCTGTATAAGGGCGGAGTGAATTAAATTCTACAAGTTCACCATTACTATAAAATCCAGTTTGTATTTGACTTTTTGGGTAATACATAATTATATTTCTCCTTGTGCGTTACAATCTACATATCTACCATTTCCAAAGAAACGTAATAATTTGTTACGTTGTTTAGCTCCAGGTGAATTGTTATAACTAACGTGGATCCACCTTGGATTACCATCATCACCTTTTTCCCAAATAGCCTGATCAAAATCTAATTTGGTTGCTATAAATTCATATACTTCACTTAAAGGTCTACCACTAGCTACTTTAGTAAAATCAACTGCTTGACCTTTCATATGTTGTGAAGTTGTAGAACCTCCAATAGCTGTATTTACTGCAGGGCTTCTATACCCACTAGTAATTCCTATTTTACCAAAAGCAATTGTAATTGGTTGAAGAATATTAGCATTTAAAGCTTGTAATGCTGCATTTGCTTCTGGTGTTGGGGTATTATCATAAGGTTGAGAAGTTGTTGTGAGTTCAGCCATAGTATAAGTAATTCCACTATCACCACCTACAAAATCAGGTACATCTTCTCTAGCAAAACTAATTTCGTTAATTGGGACATTTTCAAATGCTAATAATCCTCGTAAATCTTGTTCTTCACGAAGTTTAGGAACAGCAATAGTTTCTAATTTAGTATACCATTTATTATTATTAATTTCATGAGATACTCCTTTAATTATCCAGTATAAAGTTTGTGGGTAATATCTTGGTAAAAACCTAGTATCTACAGTAAGTTTATCATATATTCTAATTCCTGATAGACCATCCATTGTTATTTGGATATTAATGGGGATCATTCCTATTTGGTTAGTACCGTAGATATCTTGATTACTTTTTACAGCCTCAACATTTTTAATATCATTTTCTTGTTTAATAAGAGCTGAAAGCCAGTCTTTTTGTAGCTTAACAAAATCTTCTGCTCTATCAATTGGAAAATGTTCGTAATATAATTTTTTTGTTATTGTTTGAAAAGCATCAACTGTAATCCCATTAGGGGTTAATTTTAATGCCTCTTGGAATTTTACAGGATCATAAACCCCAAAAAACCCTTCTTTATGGACTGGGAGGAATTCTATTCCTTCTACTTGCCCTTCAGCATACCCTAACCATAAAAATTTAAGTTGTGACCTGATTTTTACGATTCTTTCTTGTAAAGTAGGTTGATCTTGACTTTTATTTTTTTGGAGTCCGTCAATTTTTGAAGGGTAATATCTATCTATTAAGCCATAATTCCATGTAGATAATCCAGTAGCATCCTCCCCTACTGTTTTATCTTGAGCTTGGGCTCCTACAGATACAGTAGTTGAAAAATCATTAGTTAATTCTGTTTTAATACTAACATCTGTTACAAAACTACCATTAGATATTATTTCTCCTGGTTCATCAAATGCAAAAGTTGATCTAAGACCTGCTAAATTAAGAACTGTATTTTCATTATTGTCTAATGCTTGAGTTCCATAAATAGGATTTTGATCATAAATTTTTACTACTCTATCATTATCTAATCTAACAGATAATTTATTTACTCCTCCTAAACAACTATTAGCAGTATCACATAATTTTGTTAAAAAATCAAATAAAGGAATTTTTGTAGTGTTTTCATCTCTTAATCCTTTAATTGTTTCCATAAGAAAATTATACTCAAAATAAAGATTCATTATTTTTCCATGCGTAGGAAATTTTTGGGAAGGGTCATTAGGATCTTTATTAGTTCCAAAAAGCTCTAATTGAGATGATCCATATGTGTTATTAGCATAAAAAGTACCATTTCCTCTAATATAATGAGTCCATTCGTCCTCTTCTTCATTGATCATTCCCCTTAATTCGTCTGGATTATAAGGAAGTTCAGATGTTATCATTACTTTACTAGGATCAGCCGATACATTAATTCTTGAAAAATAACATATGTTTTTATCTGGGTCCGTATCAATATCCATAATAGGTTCATTAAAACCCGTAGGACTATATAATAATAATTGATCTCTAATAAAATCTAATATATCTCCAAAACGGATATAATAAAAGTTTTTATTTCCAAATTGAGCAAAATTACTTACAATTTTACCTACTGAAGTAGATAAACGAGTATAGTTTAATTCAGGGATAGTATCACCTGCTCCACTTGATGATTCTAATACATCATCAATATAAACATTAGTAGGGCTAGTTAAAGTTGTTTTTCCTATATTCTCTCTTTCGGTACTAGGGTCAAAATCTTTTTTTATGATTTCATTATCAGCATTTTTATAAATGTCTACCTGACCTTTAGGGGTAGCTACTATACTTAAAAATGTTTCTAAAGCAGATGTATTTTCTGTAACCTCCCCTGAAGAGGGTTTGATGTTAACATCACTACCATATTGAGCATCAACTGTTAAACTTTCAATTATATCTCCCCAACTAATTAAAGATAAATTTATTTCGTAATATTGTTCTTTAGCATTATATTCCCAACTAAAGTTTTTAACCCTCCCAAAGAAAGCATCATAATTACCATCAGAAAATTTTCTAAATGTTTCTATTAAGTTTATAAATTGGGTTGGGTTTTGTGTTAAATCTATTTCTTCCCTTCCTTCATATTTTACTTTACCTTTTAGAAAAATTGGGATTAAAGTAGTAGGAGTAGATGCTTGACTTTGGTATTTACCTTCATTATCAAAATATAAAGTATTACCCCATTCTATAAACATAGTATAACCTATTCTACAGTATAGATTATCAATCATTTTAAATTGTTCTTCACTATTAGCTCTAATGGTAACCGTAGCTTCTTTTAAAGAACCCATGTTTTTAGATTTAATATTAAAAGAAGTAATACCAGGTAATGCTTTAAATCCTTCATCAGTACCTCCAAAACCATAGGCTGAACTATCAAAAGCATTAGTATTTTCTGTTATACCAAATCTATATTCGGGGGTGGTATAATTAGATAAAGGTTCAGAGTAGTATGCTGTGCCTCCATAAAGTGCCATTTCACGTGCTAAACGATTACCAAACCAATCTAAAGGGTCACCCTCTAAATCTAATAATTTAACTCTTTTTTCACCATCATTATTTTCAACTATCTCCTGTGAGGTTATAAAACCACCAGCATCTCTAGCAGCAGCTTCAATTTCTTCGGATGAATAACCTTGGTTATTATAATCACTATAAGAAGGGTCATTTTCTGCGAGGAAAGCTAAATTAGCTCGCATTTCTTGTCCCATAGGGGAATTATTAGATCCTTGCATTCCAGAAGCGACTCCAGTTGTATCTTGACCACCTAAAGTAATATCAGTAACAGGAGGATTATAAGTAGTAGTTTCTTTACTAAAAAAACCATTTCCTATATTAACAGAAGATGCTAAAGCTACAAAACCACTTTTAGCATTCTCCCAGGCTATATCCTCATTATTTTTATTTAGCTTACCTAATTTTTCTTGACGAACCTTAATTTGTTGGTCTACATAATCTTTATAAGGTGCCCCAACTATATTAGTACCATTATAATTAATTTTTGCCATAACTTATTTAAATTTGAGTTGCTACACTAATATCTGCAGGAATTCTTAATTGTACTCCGATTGGAGGGTAGAGTGAACCTATATATTCTGGATTTGCTGAGGAAATAACCCACCATAGACTTGGGTTTTTATAATATCTATTCGCTAGTAAATCATACCTATCTCCAAAAGCTGTAATAACGTATAAGTCATTATTGCTTCTAGGAATCTCAGGGTAGATTTTAGCATCGTAAAAACGCTTACCCTCAGTACTTTTAATTATATTTGTTCTACTATATCTAGCCATTACTCTTCGTCTGGGGTTTCACCTTCTCCATTAGATATAGCATTACTATATTCTGGAAGGTATGTTCTATAAGGAACACCTTTTGTATATAAACTAACTGAGTTTTCACTTGCTAAAGCTATGTATCTTTGATCTATATCACCTTTACCTTCTATACCATCAGGGTTATTTGTATCATAAGCTGATCCTACTATCTGTGGAAGGAACGTATGGATTGGTTTAAATCCAACCTGAACTTCTATTCTATGTGGAAGTTCTTTTACTGATGGGTCAGTTTTTATTTCTGAACCGTCGGGTGCGGAGTCTGCTGTTAAAAAGTTTGAAGGGATAGCTATTTCCCAAGGTGAATCAGCAGGCATAGTATAATTTAAAGATGTAATTACACCCGGTTGTTCGTAGAAATAACCACCAATAGTTAATTGGTGAATATTACCTCTCATAAAACCATTAGTTTTATTATAATTTGGAGTTAAACTTGATTGAAGATAATTTAACTTTTGATACATTATAGCTAGCTCAGGTTTAGATTGAGCTACTACTGTAAAGCTAAAACCAATCTCTCTAGTAAACCCAGTATAATTATAAAATTCTTCTGCTCTACCTAAGTATTTAAATGAATCCCAGTTAGCAGACATATTATCACTAATAGCACCATCGAAGATAGCTCTAAAGTGTACAAATGTTTTTTGGGATGGTTGATCAGGATTAATTACCGCAAATCTAAATTTAACAAAATCATTTTTTTCTTTGCTAGTAGTAACACTATCTGCATTGTACATATACATTGCATTAATCTTATCTACAACATTTACTTTTCCGTCTAATCCTATAGCTCCTTTAGTATAATCACTTCTAACTAATCCTTTTTTCCCTGGATCTCCTAAATTAACTCTACCTTCAAATCTAACGTTAGGATTAGCGTAATCAGGTGCTTGTGTTACCGAACCATTGGCTCTAGCTTTACTATAATTTTCAAAGCCTATAGTATCAGGCCCAATTTCTCTTCTAAAATCGGTAACTTGAGTAGTACCATTAGTTCTAGATAAGATTTTATTTAAAATTTGTTCTTGCGTTAAAGAAGCAGCTCCATCTCTAGCAGTAACTGAAGTATCTGTTTCTAAGATGTTACCACCTTTAGTTACTGAAGGGTTATATAGGATTTCTCCTTCGGCATTCATTTGATTATCTAATGTAATATCTTCAGAAAGACCAGGGAGTGAAGAGAATGTTTTAGAGACTGAGTTCCAATTTCGATTTAGTGTATTTAACCCTCCATTAGTTTCTAAAGATAAAGATTGAAGATAATTACCGGGTATAAAGGGAGCTTTACCTGTTTCTCCAGGTTTACCATAAAAATATCCAGGACGTGTAGTAGCTAAGGAATTTAAATCACCTGTTGCATCTTGACCCCCACGGATAAGTTGACCATCGTCATTAATTAGATCTGGGAAGTTCTGCTGAATATCGAATAATTTAGGGGTATAACCTTCTGGTTTCCCCAGTTTAAGATATTGAACTGATGCTCCTTTGCTAAAAATAATATTAAAGAAACTTTCGCCGATTGTTTTGCGCTCAAATACACTATAATCAAATGTACCACCACTAATTTTAGGTGCTTTAAATCGCTGTGTTTGGGCAGGACTTCCCGCTAGATTAGCGTTTTGTAGACCGGTTCTTTGATCAGCATATCTAATATCTGTTCTACCTACTCCTAGATTTGATCCTGGACCTCCATTATAAGATATAATATTAGGGCCAAAAGCTAATTCAAAACCTTCTTTAGTAGATACAGGAGCATTATTTTCTATAGCTTCATATATTTGAACTAATCTATTTTCACTTGTAGGTTGTGAAGATTTTACTTTAACTGAATATAGGTTAGGGTTGTTAGAGTAGGCTCCTGTTAATTCAAAAGGATTTTTACCTTGTTTTTTTAAATGACCTCCAAAAGCAACAACACCTGCTTGAGATAAAGTAGATAAAGGAGTATAAATACCTTCATTTTGTGTACCACTTGTTTGAGTACGAACTGCAGAATTAGATAATATATTTTGCTTAGCAGTAAATAATAAACCACTTGGGTTAAAAGGATTAGTAAAGAATGATCCTAGGCGTACTAGATCTTCTGCTGTATCGGTTGCAGCATTTAAACCACCACGTAAAAGGAAATCTTTAACTCCTAATGG